TTCTCATTCTTTCAGTAGGACTTGCAGAATCTGCATTTGTTAAGAATGCTAATCCGTGTCCTGAACCAAAAGATGATTCTGTCATAGCTTTTATAGATGCACCAACAGCAGGATAATTACCTGAAGTATCTTCTGAATAAAATTCTATTGTTCCCATTGCTGTGTCAGCAGTTCCTGATGATGAATCAGTTAATCTTAATACTGGTCTTGTGTCAGAAATGTCTACCTTTTGTGCAGGTGATCCAGTTCCTATACCGACATTTCCTGAAGAACCATTTATATATAATTTTGTTTGAGCGTTATTGTAGCTTGTTCCAAATCCAAATCTAATATCTGAATTACCAATAACACCAAAACCTGCACTACCTCGATTAGTTGCTATAAGAGTTTCAAAGTCATTAATTGTTTGTATTATGTTTGATTCGGTTGAACCAGTTGTATCAAATCTTATTGCTGTACCTACACCACTTATATCTAAATTTTTATGTGCTTGAATCCTTGTAGCACTACCATCTAATGTTATGTAAGGTGTAACTCCACCAGAGCCATCGTCTGATCTAAAAATAATATCTTTGTCGTCAGCTAAATTATCTAAGTATATATGTCCAGTATTATTTCTTAATAATGTATTAGTTCCATCGTGATAAGCGAAGAAATCTCCACCAGTACCAAGTTTTAAACTTGTATTATCTGTAAGCAGTAGTCTTGTATTTGTAGCATCTAATTGTATTTCTGAACTACTACCTACTGTTAAAGAATCTCCACTTATAGTAATGTTTGTTGATGCAGACATAGTGTCTGCTCCAGTAGCTCTTAAAACTCTACCACTTGCACCATTAGACATAAAGTCTGATACATCTACACTTATAGTAGTGCTTGATATATCTATACCAGTTCCTGCTGTATCAAGTGTTGCGTCTAACTGCGTTTGAATATTGGAAGTTACTCCATCTACATAATTTAATTCTGCTGTGGTAGCAGTTACTCCGTCCATTATGTTTAGTTCGGCAGCAGTAGCAGTCACTCCGTCAAGGATATTTAATTCAGCAGCCGTACTTGTTACTCCGTCCAGGATATTAAGCTCTGCTGTTGTAGAAGTAATTCCATCTAACACATTAAGTTCAGCAGTCGTGCTTGTAACTCCATCTAATATATTCAGTTCAGCAGCAGTTGATGTAACCCCATCTAGTATGTTTAATTCAGCTTTGGTAGCAGTAATACCTAAGTTTGTGATTGCATTGGCTTGTTGTGTGCCAGTTAATCCTTGTGAAGCTGTATCTACTCGTAATCTATTGCCTAATGCAGTAGAAGTAGTTGTAGAGAAGTTAGCGTCATCGCCTAACGCTGCTGCTAATTCGTTTAGTGTGTTCAAAGCTGCTGGTGCAGTATCTACTACTCCTGCAACTTCTGCGTCCACATACGCTTTAATACTTTGTTGTGTTGATAATTTTGTAGAACTATTAGAAGTCATATCATCTTCATCTAATATAGCACTACCACTTACTCCAGTATTGATTACTGGACTTGTTAAAGTTTTGTTAGTTAAGGTTTGTGTATCCGTTAGTTGTACAATATCGCTATTAGTAATAGATGCAATCTTAGTTGCAGTAGCTGCATTTCCAGTAGTATCTTGATTTAGAGTGCCTACAACTAAATCTATTGTTCCATCTCCATCTTGGTAAGTAGCAGTAATTCCAGTTTCGGTATTACCACTAAACATTGCTCCTACGACATCTTGTATCTCTTCATCGGTTTGGTCGGCAGTCGCATTACTTTCAACTGAATCAAGTTTTGTTTCTTGAGCATCAGTCATAAATCTTTTATTGGAAGCATCAGACATATTTGCTGTGCCAAATGTAGGAGAAGCTCCACTTACTACTGATTGATCTAATGCTTTTACATCTGCGATACTTGTAAGTTCGCTATCCATCAACGCACCAGCACTTGTTACATTGGCAGTATCTGTTACATCTGCACTTGCCTCAATACCATCTAACTTAGAGTGGTCATCATCTGTAAATACATTAGAGTCAGAAGCACTATCTACAAGCGTTCTTATTTCAGAAGCTGTTTGATCTGCTGTAGCACTTGCTTCTATTGCATTTAATTTATTTAAAAGTGTTGTTGTAAAATTATTATCTGATTGTGTGGCTACTGTTAAATCTATTGTGCCATCACCATCTTCGTAAGAAACTGTAATACCTGATTCAGTATTACTTGAGAACATTGCTCCTACTATATCTTGAACTTGTTCTGAAGTAAGAGTTGCTTCTATTTTTGCATCTAATTGTGTTTGTATGTTTGAAGTAACGCCATCAAGGTAATCAAATTCTGTAGCAGTTACGCCAGTGGCGTGTAAAGTGTCTAAGTAGTTTAATTCTGTTACGCTACCAGTATATCCGTCTAATACATTTAGCTCGGCTGCTGTTGATGTTACCCCATCAAGAATATTCAATTCTGCAGCAGTTGCTGTAACACCATCTAAAATATTTAATTCTGCAGTTGTTGCAGTAACGCCATCAAGAATGTTAATCTCTGCTGTAGTTGCAGTTACGCCATCTAAAATGTTTAATTCAGTTGCTGATGAAGAGGTTGCAGTAATCTTAGTTACTGCTGCATCGACTACACTTCCAGTATGCGTTGATGTAAAATTCGCCATAATATCTCCTAGTTTAGGGGAGCATAAAGCTCCCCTAATTAACTATTACGCATTGTTGAAATTAACAATACCCATTGCTGTTGAATTTGCAGCGTGTGATAAAGCAGCTCCAAATAAAACATCAGCTACAACAGAAGTTGCCAAGTGATCAATATCATAAGATGATTGGACTCTTGGAGCTAACTGCTGTGCAAAGTACACAGAGTTTTTGTTGAAGATTGTAGCAGTTTCGTCGCCACTACCACCGTCATCGTCCCAGTCTGTACTTGCATACACTTCTAATCCATAAGCGTTAATGATTCTTCCTGAAGCTAGAGGATTTTCAGCATCTCCTCTTTTTTGTGCTTCTGTGAAGTCGCCTAAAGATAATAGTGACATATACGCAGCAGGGGAACAATAGAAGTAGTGTTCTCCGTCTGTGTAATCGTGTCCTGCATCAAGAAGTTTTTGTAAACCACTTCTGATTAATGCAGTTGTGAAAGTGTTGTCAGTTGAAAGTGACACATCATTACCAGTAGCACCTTGTACTAATAAAGCAAGATAGTTCTCTACTTTTTTAGCTAGGGCATAACCCATTGACTGTGCATAAGCATTGAATAGATCAGCAGATTCTTGAACTCTTACGATGTCCTCGATTCTTTTAGCTTCGTAGTGATGTTGATCGACTGCGAGTTGGATAACTCCGTCAGTATTGTTAGTATATGTTACTGCAGTATTTGCTGATTTTGCAGCAGCAGTTTCTTCAGTAACCTTTGGAATATTAAGTATGTCGCCACCACTTGATAACATAGATGAAAAGTCTAATACTTGATTTCTCATCTGAAATTTTCTTTCAGCATAATCAAGAATTGCATCTCTCCACATCTCTGGTATAAAATTGGCAGCTGTAGTTATTGTTACATTTCCGTCAGCCATTTTATTTACTCTCCTTAAGTTTTAAAATGTTATTTTTTCTTAAGGTAATGACTTATCAAGTCTTTATGCGATCCTCTTCGCTGTTTAGCATCTGACATATCAGAAAAAGGATTACCCTTAAACTTCTGTACAGATACTTTATTTTCAACTTGTCCTACATTCACACCAGACTTTGAATCAAATTCTGATGCTATGTCACGCAAAAGAGATAAATCATCTACCTTCTCAAATTTTTCTCTTTTCGTTTCAGGAATTTTACTTAGAAGAGATTCTCTTTCTTGATTTACATAATTAGAAAAAGATTCATTAATCTCATCAAACTTGGTTTGTAAATCTTTATTCTTATTTTGTTCCTCAACTAATAGAGCTTTGTATTCGCCTTGCTCTTCTAAAGTCTTTTTACGCTGTTCTTCCTGTGCAGTTGCTACTTCTTGAACTTGTGCTTTTAATTCATTTCGTTCTTTTACTAGCTCCTGAAAACGATAATATGGAACAGCTTCTTGTGTCTTTTTTTCGTCTTGACTGACTTGAGGTTCTTTTACAGCTTCCTCAACGGCTGTATTCTGCGTTTCTTCAGACATTTTAACTCCTTAAGTGGATTATTATATGGTATTAAGTTAAATATGAATTAAATTAATGACAATCAGAATGTCAAAGAAAATAAAAGAGTTTGAGTTCAAGCAAAAGTGGTTCGATTATATGCAATATCAACCACACGAAGGGCAAAGAAAATTACATTTTCCTGACAAACCTGACGCATCTTATTTCGTAAATATTTGTGGTAGAAGATATGGTAAGACTACTGCAGCGTTCCGAGAAGCTGAATTTTACGCAGCACAACCTAATAAAAAAATATGGCTTGTTGGATTATCTTATAAAAAATCACGATTAATGTTTCGAGAAATCTGGAAAGATATGGTTGCAGGTAAAGCAAACGATATTGACAGAGCATCGGAAAAAGAACAATATATTAAGTTTAAATGGGGAACAACAGTAGAAGGTATGTCTTGTGAAAACCCAGACTCATTGGTTGGGGAAGGTGTAGATTTATTAATTATTGATGAGGCAGCTAAAATGCCAAGAAGAATATGGGATATGTATTTATCTCCTACTCTTGTAGATAGAAAAGGTAAAGCAATATTTATTACTACACCTGAAGGGTTTAATTGGATTTATGATTTATTTCTTTTAGGGCAAACAGATCCTCAATGGTATTCACAACAATCTCCAAGTTGGGAAAATCAATATGCGTTTCCAGAAGGGAAGAAAGATTCTTTTATCCAGGAGCGAAAAAGAAATATGTCGAAAGAACTATTCGACCAGGAATTTGCAGCAAAGTTTACATCAATGGAAGGAAGAGTATATCCATTTGATAGAGAAAAAGATATGGGAGAAGTTCCATACCAGGAAAACTTACCAACCTATTGTTCAATGGACTTTGGGTTTAGAATGCCATCAGTATTGTGGTTTCAAACATTCAAACAAGATGGTAATTGGCATATTAATATTATTGATGAAATAATTCACGAACGCAATATACCAACAGATAAATTAGCAGAGATGATAAAGAAAAAGAATTATCCAGTAATTACTTACTATGGTGATCCTGCTGGTAGTTTTGTACAAGGACAATCTGGACTTGGAGATATTCACATCTTACGCAGACACGGAATTTATGTAGAATACAGAATGGACAAACTATCTCGTGATATACAATCTGGTGTCAGTTATTGTCGTGGATTTTTTGAAAATGCAGATGGTTTAAGAAGAATAAAGATAGATAAAAAATGTGTAGGTATCGCAGAAGATTTTGAAGGATATAGATTTCCTGAAGCCGTAGAAGGAAAAGCTATCTCTAACAATCCTATCAAAGATGGCTTCTATGAACACGGTTGCGATGCTTTCAGATATTTTATCTTGAATAGATTTCCAATTAGAAGTAATTTCGTTGGAAGAATACCAAGATAAAAGGAACGCTAAATGGTTTTAACTCCACAAGAGATTATAAAAGATTCATTAACTAATTTTAAAGAAGAACAAGCGAAAGCTAGAAGAGAAGAAGTAAGAAAGTTTTTAGATTATTATTCTGGTTCTTTGACAGACCAATACATTGAAGGATATTTTAAATCAGATGCCTTCCAAGAAATACCACACTACAATACAAACATTGTAAAGAAGTTTGTAAATCGTATGTCAAAAATTTATACTATCGGTGCTAAGAGAAATGTAAATGACAGATATGTTGATTTGTCATCAGTTAAGAATGCTCGTATGAAACAAATGGAACGAATGACTCGTTTGCTTGGTACTTGTGCAACTTATGTTATGTATGATGAAATGGAAGAACGATTTGAGTATCGTCCTATTTATTATTTCGAACCATACTTTGGTGACAATCCGTACAAACCTGAAGCTATTGTATATCCAATGATGCACGGACACGCAGATTTATCTGATACAAATGATTTAATGTATGCTTACTGGGATAGTGAATTGCATATTAAATTTGATGACAATGGAAACATCATAGAAGAAATACAGCACAATCTTGGTGTGCTGCCTTTTGTATTTACACACAGAGAAGAACAGTTAGATTCTTTCTTTGTGGAAGGTGCTTCTGACTTGGTATCTGCGAATGAGCATATCAATATCACAATGACTGAAATGCAATTAGGATTGAGATTCCAAATGTTTGGACAGCCAGTAGTAACTGGACTTATATCAGATAATGCAAATGTCAGAGCAGGATCAGATGAAATATTAACATTGCCAGAGGGAAGTAATTACGACATCGTATCTCCAGAAGGAAATGTAAGAGATGTTATTGAAAACATTAAGTGGCAAATAGAATTAGTCGCATTGAATAATCACTTGTTCGTTACTTTTGCACAATCAGGTGGTGAAGTACCAAGTGGTATCTCTTTAATGATTAAAGACTTAGAACGCCACGAAGATTTTATTGATGACAAAGAATTATATCGTCAATACGAAAAAGATTTCTATAAAGTAGAATATGCTTTATCAGAATTAAACAGCTTAGGTTTACCAAAACCATCAGAGTTTAAAGTAGACTTCTCCGAAGTTGAATACCCTATGACTACTCAAGATAAGATTATGTTAAATGAATACAAGTTAAAACATAACTTAACTACTCAAGCAGAATTGTTAGCAGAAGAAAATAGAGATTTAACTATTGAAGATGCTATACAAGTAATCGCAGATAATAAATCAATGAATGAAGTAGAGCTAGTCGATGAAGGTAACAGTCAAGAGTAATGTAACTTTCAAAAAATTAAAAAAAGCCAATTTGGAAGAAATGGTTTTTGATAATTTAATTCGTCCATTGGGCAAAGAAGCAAAAAAGAAAGTTGATAACTCCTTTAAAAACAATAAAGATATTAATGGAGAATCTTACGATGATTTATCATATACATACGGAAGAAAGAAAAAAGCATTAGGTAAGGGTGGTAATCCTATAATGGTTTTCGATGGAGATTTGAAAAAAAGCATTTCAAAAGTATTAACAAACAAATCTGATATGTCTGTTACTGTAAAGTCAGAAGATTCAAGAATGTTATCTAAAAGAGGATTAAACTATGGTGCGTTTCATTTGACTGGTAAAGCAAACTCAAGAAGAAAAAATCCCAAAGTAAGAAAATGGTTCTTTACTAGCGATGAGTTAAAAAATAATGCAATACTTTTAGAGGATAGGTTGCTTGGAAAAGAGTTCTCAAAGCTAAAAGATAAGTTTGCTAAGAAATTACAGTCGCTTTTAAAAACTAGAATGCGTATTATAGGTAGTACGAAGATGCCAACATCTTCAAATTTTGCAAGAAATGTAGATATATAATGGAAGATTTAATAAAAGAAATATATAAAATGGTAGTTCAGATAAAAAGAATATCTCAAGCCAATAACGATCTGTTAGGATTTGTATGTTCTAAGGTTGCTCCAAGTAAAAAAATCACATCACAAGATATAGATTTATTAGATGTAGCTTATATCTCAATGGAGATGTCAGAAATCTTTGAAGAGTATGATGTTATGCCTGATGAGTATGGGATTGCTTAGCTTCTAATTCTGCTAACCTCTCTAACCACTTTCTTTTTTCACTCGCAGTCGGACGCCTTGATGGCAATGGCTTTAACCCAACTTTCTTAGCTCGTTGTAATAGTGCGTATCTATTCGCCCTATCTTCTCTTTTCTTTTGCCTGGAGGGTGGTTTGCCTTCTTTAATTCTCTCTACTGCTTTCTTTTCTTTTATCTGACGCTTTTTAGGTTTGTCGTTTTCTGGGTTTCTTTCTGGAAGCGTTTCTATTATTTCTGCAACCTCTTCGCTTTCAGCGTCAAGTATGTCCTCTGCGTCTATTTGTTCAGCTTTTAAGAACTTCTCGAATGGACTATCTACGGTTACATTGATGTTTTTAACTAGTTTACCTGAATGTTCTAATACTAGACGCCCTGCCTGGACATTTCCTTCAATAGCTTCTCGAATCATACTATTTAATACCATAGGCAACTTAGCATTAAATGATACCATATACTTCTTATAATACATATCAACAAATCTATCATCAGCAAACCAAGATTGTATTGTTCTATGGCTTACATTGATTTGCTCGGCTATTTGTTTTTTATTTAAATCAGGATTGTGTATCATTAAATCAATAGCAGCCATTTGATTAGCTTTTTTTAGCTCTATATTACTCATTTACCTTGTCCTTTGTATTTTTTCTTATAATACTTTTTTGAACCTTTCGTTCCATACTTTGTATTACTGCTCATACCTTGTCGTGTTTTTTTTGCTCCATTTGACTTCCTGGTGCGATCTTGGAATAATGATTTTCTCATTTCTTGTAAACTTTTTCTGCTCCTGCGATTCCAAATGAACCAAGTGTCACCCAAACAAATGAGTTATAAATGTAGTCGTTTACCATTAATTCTATTCCAATAATACCCATTGCTAAATCCACCACGCCAAATACACACATCAACGCAAAGGATAGAAAACCTATAATATTCTTTTCATTGTATTCGTTTTTATCTTTAAATAATTCCCACATTACTTCTCCTTTTTCTTAGGTCTAAATATTTTCTCCCAACGCTTCTCGTATTCTTTTTTAGAAATACCCATAGGTCTAGGCACATCGCCTTTACCTGCTCCGTTAGGTTTTTTATAAATACTTTCTTCTTTCATTTACTATATTTTAAAAACTTGCTTTTCTTTATAGGGTTGCGTTTGAGTTTAGCATTTATGCTCATCTTACGCATTCCATAAAGACGCTTAGGTATAAAGTTTCTTGCTGATGATACAGTTACATTCATTTGTGTCTTTTCTGTATTGGAAAGTTTGCATATAAAGAAGCTCCTTTATGCTTTTTAAACTTACCACTATGTTTCATCAATGAGTATTTACCACCTTTCTTTTTCATAAAGTGATACCCTCTTGGTGCTTTTACTTTCATTTCTTTTTACCCTTTTTCATCTTTTTCTTTTTTTTCTTTTTCTTACCAGTATGATACGGCATAGCTATCTCCTCTTTTTTAATTTTTCTTTTGGACAAGATTTTAAATAATCTACTCTGGTTTCTACCTTATTACCTGTGGCTAAACCGCAATAAGTAATCTCTTTTTCTTTTCCTGCATAGGAACAATGTGCTTTTATAAGTGAACAGTAGTCAAACATTAATCTATATCCAATTCTTTGTATAATTTACGATCAGGCATTGAACCTGCACCATTTATGACCAATAATGGCTTAGAAGGTATCCTTTTTACCAAGAATCTCTCTTTACAACAAGTACATCTTTCAAGTGGATCATCTGACATTTTCTGTTCTACTTCAAAAATATTACCTGTTTCCAAGCATTGATAATCATATTTTGGCATAGAAGTAATTTAGGGGTAAAAATCAATAAAAAACCACCAAAATTTAGGATTTGTAATCTAATATTTTTTACCTTAAAGCATTACTTTAACTGTAATACCTATCTGTATTATAATTAGTCGTTTACGACAATTTTTTATTTTCTTGATTTTGATATATACCTTATTAAATTATTACTATTTAGTTAGTCATTAACTTATACTCCGCAAGGAATACTGGTACACAACCTCTCAAAAGTAAAATCCTCTCTCTAGGGGGTAAAAACCTAGCAAAACAAACAAAAAAACCTTGAACAAATTAAGCAAACAAGCAAAAAACAAGATTTAAAAAAGGTTTTTAGGCGTTTAAAAAATTAGGGTGTAAGGTTGATAATGTAATTGATTAACACCATACAAAAAGAAATGTTTAGAAATACTAAAAAAAATGTTTGGATATTAAAAAAAAGTGTTGTAAGTTGTTAGTAATGAGATTAACAAACAAAGGAAATAAGACAATGAACAATTGGTTAAAAAAATATATAGCTAGTTTAGAGAAAGAAGCAGTTTTAGATTATTTTGAATTTAATAAAGTCCTGACAATTAAAAGAAGTGATATTGAAGATATAACCATAGAATATTTAACTAGTCAATTTATGGAAAATGAATTAATAGAATATATTTGTCAAATTAAAAACCATAAAAAGAAAGTAAAAGAAATAAACAAAGCAATTAAAAAAATTGATTTTGATGATTATTCCTTAGAAATGTTAAATAGAGAAAAAAAAGGAAGGGGTTTTAAAATGGAAAAAAGACAATACCATACATTTAAAGGATATGAATTTTGCATAAGTAAGTGCTTCTCAGATCCCAGCGTTTATGAATTAGTAGTTGTAAAATTGAATAATGATTTTATAGAAGAAAACTTTATAGAACACGAAGAGTTTGACAACTTCAATGATTTACATAAATACCTAATTCTACATTACGATTTAGTAATTTTTGAAAAAGATTTTAAATCATTAGATAAATAAGAAAGGGAAAACAATGAACATTAAAACAAAAGCATATATAACATATTTTGAGAACTTACACCATATCAAAAAGCAAAAAAGAAAAGAGATGATAAAAAATATACTAGAATTTGTTTTCACTCTCTTAATGTTCTTTTTCTTTTGGTTGCTGTTGGTGTTGGTAAACATATAAAGGAAAACAAATAATGAAACAAAACAATTATTCTTTTTGTTGGAAAAAAATAGACAAAGAAAACTCTTTGATGATAATTAAAGGTAAATTAGATACTAAACATTTTAATTTGGTTGGTTATCATTACGAAATAGATTTTTACGAAAATGATAATTATATAGATAATATCAATAATATTGATAGTTACAAGGAATTAAAGCAATATTT